GAAACGCGTACTCGTTCGAGTCGAGTTTCTCACGCACCTTCTTCTGCATGCCCGGATCCGGCGAGAAGATATTCACCCCTTCACGCATCCACTTCTCCGCGACGATGTTCGGGATCTCGGCGAGCTTGCGCAGCTTTTGTTTTCCTGCGTACGGCCGCCAGGTCGGTGCGCAATGCATCGCACGCTTGTTTTCATCCAGATACGGCGTGCAGTCCTGCGAACGATGCACGACCAGCTCACCGTTCTTGCAGGTGATCTTCGTCTTCATGTCGTCCACGAACTGCGAACGCATGCGCTTCGCTTCGGCGAGCGATGTGGTCGTATCGATTACGCGAGCATGCCGAGAGAATCTCTCAGGGACGCCCTCGTTGAGGTATTCCTCAGGAAATTCGTTCTCGTCGATCATCCGCGCGCCTTCATTTCACCGGGTCATCTCGGCCACGCAGAAAAGGCTCGCCCCGGTGTCTTGCAGAACCGCGACACGCTGGCCCGGGGTCACGTGGAAATACTCCACGACGTTGGCCGGCAGGGGGATGCTGTTATTATCGGTTGCCGCGGCCGTTGGATTGGCGCCGATGTTGATATAGCAGAAATTCGTGCCAATACACACGACGCGAATTTCGCTCGTGTTGGCCCCGAACACGGCTGACTGCTGGGATGTCCCGCTCGTCGTGATGTAGTCGGAGACCCCCGCCCATCTCAGGGTGCTGTCGAATGTACGCATGTCACGGGCTCAGCGTGACGGAGATGGTGGCGAGCGTCGTGCCGGTGCTCGCGCCATCGTTGATGACTTCCACGTTGCTTCCGGCCTTCACGGCCAGGAAGAAATTCTTCGTGAGCAGTGTGCCCTCGGCGGAGCCGGCGTTGGCAATGGTGCCCACGGCGACCGCGGTTGCGCCATCGATGGAGACGGTGATGACTTCGTCCGCGCTCGTGATAGCCCCGTGAAGCATGACCTGCACCCGGCGCAGGTAGCCTGCCTGGCGGGCAATGAAACGGGTGGCATTGGCGGTACCGATGTCGGCGATCTGCTCGGACATCTGGTACCAGCTGACTGGATCGGGCATGTGATTCTCCTCGTATGAGGGGAGGGCTGGTTACCCAGCCCCGCCCGATCAGGATGTCGTCAGATCGCGGATGATGAAATGGGCGTCCGGATTGTTCATCTCCAGCGTCCACTCCGTCTCGATCTGCTTGCGGAACGAGCTGCCCGTGATCGCAAGGTCCCACGACTCCATGGCCCGCAGGTTCGCGATGCTCATGTGCTCCGTGTCGATGCCAACCGCGTTTCGGGAGACACTGAAGCGATCCGCCACCACCTTCAGCGTATTGAAGTCGTCTTCGTACACGCCGATGGAGTTGATGATCTTCTTGTCCTTGGAGTCCATGTTGCGGTTGGTGTTGCCCGCGAACCCCGACGCCACACGCTTGTTGAAGCTACCCAGGATGAGCAGCGTCGGCTTGCCGCCGTCGATGTAGGACAACTCGCTGCCTTCGAGCAGCAGCGCCTCGGTGAATGCCCGCTGCGTGCCGTTGGTCGCCGTGTCCGACCCGTCTCCGGTCGGATTGGCGCCGGCCACGCTTGCGGCATTGACGATCCATGTCGGAATGCCGCCGAACTTGCGCGCGGTGGTGTCGTTGCCAGCCACCTTCGCGGTGTTGGCGTGGATCATCACTTCCTGATCGCGCTTGATCTCGGCCATCTTGTAGCCGACTTCTTCCGCGAGCGCGTCCATCATGCCGACCTTGTCGACGGCCTGCTGGGTGCGCGTGACGCCTGCGACCTTGTTGGAGATGGCCGTGCGGTTGTTGAGGCGCGTCTTGGCGGTGGCCGCATCGATCGTGGCGTCGTCGCCTTCGATCTTCTCGTTCGCCGCGGCGCTCGCGAGCGCGTGCGTCGTCCACTCGTGAAGGACGGCCTTGGCCTTCGTCTTCGGCAGCGCCGTTAAGGTCGGCGTATCAGTGGGAGAGATGTCATCGACGAGGTCCGACAGGTCCTCGCGATTACCCTTGCCTACCCCGGACGTACCGGATGCGTCGTAGACGCTGTAGACGCTTGCTGGCTGTGTCATGTTGCATGGCTCTGCAACCCCGAGAGTGAATTACCGTCCGCCGAAAAGCCTGCGCTTTATGGGGCTAACCGCATCGCGTACTGAACCCGTCCGCTTGAGCTTCGCACGATCGGCTTGATCGGCGACAGCGTCTTTAGCGGCTCGGGATTGCATGGAACCGGGCTTCAGGAGCTTCGGTGCGGCCTTGACCTTGTTGAGCAGGGCGGGCTTGCTTTTCTGGAGCTTTCGCCACGCCACCGCATCACGTACCACCAGAAGCTGTCGGTGATCCACAATCGACGCGAACTCTTCACGCGAGATGCCGTAGTCCTTCAGGACTTCAATCATCTCATCTTCATCCTTGTCGCGCCTCGCCTTGTCAGACCATTCGGGAACCTTCGCTTGCAGGAGCCTGAAGTTTTCTTCCAGGAACTCTCTGGCTTTCGCCTTCTGTTCCTCGGCGTACCTCTGCTTTTCCTGCCCGATAGCGTTCGCGATGTCCTGCATTACGGCGTGGCGCTGCTGATAGGCCATAGCCTGCGCGTTGAATGAGACTGGATCTTCGTTTTGCAGCTTCTGCCAATCCACAGCCGAGAACTCCCCCTCCAGCGCACGAGTCAGGGTTTGCAACCCCGCGTCGAGCTTCAGAAGGCGTTCATTGGCCGCGCGCTCTACCTCCACTTTCTTCGACTCGAACGTTTTGCGGTCCGTGTCGAGCGTGGCGAGCTTCTGATTGATGTGGCCGTCGAGTTGGTAGCTCTTCACAAGATCTCGAAGCCGCGCCGTACCCTCTTTGCCGTCGATCTTCACGGGTAACTGCAAGTCCATGAGTCGATCGGACTCAAGACCCGCCGCATCCGCTAATTCGGTCAGCGATGAAAGTTTCGCGGGATCGAAGGGAGCATCGTCTTCTACGGTTCCATCGGGAGTCTCTGATTCATCCGGGTCCGTCACAACATCGGGAGCGTCATCGCCCTCGACCTGTTCATTGGGTGCCGGAGTTTCAGAGACGGGCTTCTTCGGTGGAGCAACTCCACCAGAAGGCGCCTTTGAGTCATCCGGAGCTTCGCTGCTTCCCGCGCCATCGGCGGATTGCGCAGGTTCCGAATGACTCAAACGAGCCTTCAATCGATCGTGAATCGTCACGGGCGCCGGGGGTGCGGCGCCGTTGGTTGCGGGGGCTTGTGCGGCTTCGGGCATCAGGTATCCATCGCCACGTACACGTAATCGACGTCCATCGTCATTGAGGCGGCCGTGGCTGTCTTGCTGACGTTGATCGTGGGCGTGAGGTCTGTTGCAGCCGTGATGGCGTCCGTCATCGTCGTGCCGACCGCCGTGCCGTTGTAGTAGAACGTCGCCACCCCGTCCGTATCCACTTCGATGCGAAACTTCGCATAGGTGTCCGCAACCGGTGCAAAGGTCGTGTCCTGATGGGTCGCGTCGGTATCCGCCTTGACCCCGACGAGCCACCACTTGTCGTCCGTCATTCTCGTGTCGAACATGAAGCCGACTGCATTGCTGGCATTGCTCGTCAACGTGTTGGCGCTGCCGGCCGATTCAATCGGCGCCTCCAGACTCGCCGCGAGGTCGGTGAAGCCGATGAACACGTAACACACCGTAATCGCCGAGAGCTTGGCTTTCACCTCCATTACGAGGTTGCCGTTGCTCGCCTGCCACTGAAGGCCGGTCGTCAACTGCTCCATGTCGGCCGCAAGACCAGTTCCAGCATCTCCGGTCGTGATCCGAAGCACACCACCGATACCGCCGGCGAGGATCGCTGCCGCGCCAGTCGCTGAATCCGTGCCTTCCTGCAGATCCCACTCGTCCGCGATCAGATCCCCCAGGAAGTGATCGAAGAACACCGCGCGCTCGGGACTGTTCACGCTGAACTGCGCGCCCACGTCGCCCAACTCGAGCACGCCACTCTTCACGAGCAGCTCGTGAGCCGGCCCTGCGGCGAACTGATTTGGCAGAGATTGCACGGATGCAGTGAAGATGGTCATCAGTCGATCCTCCGTCCGCGCAGGTTGATTTCACCCGAAGCCGCCATCCCATCCTGAATCCGGTTCCACAAATGGCGTGAAATGGCGCGATTCGTCTGCAAGGCAAGGATCAGGCGGGTGTGTGATTCCACGTCGTTCAGTTTGACGGCAAACATCTGCGCGAGTAAATCTGCCTCAATTGACACTTGGGCCTCATTGAGCAGACTGTTCTGCAGCAGCTCCTGTGCGGCCTGTGCCCGCCGAATCCTTTCCTCCGGCGACTTCGGCCCCGATGCCGGGCTTGGCGAGGTCCACCGCGGCACCCACTTCGAGCTCGGTGATCCATTGATCGCGTCTCGCAGCGCGGTCTTCACGTTTGTCAGCCAAGTCAATGACCTTCTCCTGTCCGCGCGCCTGAATGTCGGCGGTCTTTACCTGTGCATCGATCTTCTTGCCTTCCACGTACGGATCAGCGGGCGGAGTCTGTTCGGACTTCCACTTCGCGTACTCTGGGCTCTCCGGATCAGTGAAGAAATCCTCGTTCTCCAACCCCAGCTCGGTCTGCATGCGCTTGGCAAGTGCGTAGACGTTTCGAGGCTGGACGATGCCGGGAACCATAGCCGCCTTCTCCTGCGCTTGCGCCATGAGCCCCAGATTCGCACGCACCTCCTGAGCCCCAGCATTACCCAAGCCCACAGCCACAGTGAGGTGTTCACGCTGCTGCCATTCGGTTGGCGGGATCTTCTGCTCTACCCATTTGTTGCGCAGCCGGAATTTCTCGGCCCAATCCTGATTCTCCACCAGCAGTTTGTGCAGGGACTTGTAGAGGTCCGCCATGCCCGTCTCCGCAAAGATGCGGGCGATGGCCTCGATGCGCTGGTTTGCCGCTCCCACGGCCTGCATGTAGGCGCCCTTGGTGCTCTGAGCGAGAACGTCCGCATCCGCACCGGTCTGCATGGCACTCGAACCCGTACGCTTGTCCCGCACGTCATCGAAGTAGTTGATGATCGGCAGCAAGCGGTCAGCAATGGGCTGGTATATGACCGGCGCTACTGCGCCTGCGGCTGGTCCGTTGTTGGCAATGTGAGCGCCAGGCCGATTGATCTGCAGGGTGGCGAGGTCAACGGTGTTGGAGTCGTACACCAGTCGAGGCGCATTCGTGAAGTAGACGTTGTCGAGCAACCCTCTCTTCAACGCCGTGTGAATGCGCTGCAGGTCTTCCATGATGTCGTACATGGAAAGCCCGATGTGACGGAACGGCACCGGGATCGGCGTGGCCGAACACCACTGGATCTCTTCGGCTTCCTCGTCTTCGAGCACCTCATTCCCGGAGAGCAGCATGCAGCGTAGTTCCGCAACACCGTCATCGTCCTCGTCGAGGTACGTATAGGCTTCCAGAAGCTTGATGTTCTCGCTTGGCCAGTCCGCATCCGCGTCACTGTCCTGCGTGGACTCGCTCACTGAGTCGCGTGCGATCTTTTCCGAGAGCGACAGGCTCCAGTTGTAGTCCGTGAGCTTCTTCACCCGCTCTTTGTCGTACCCCATCTCAATGAGGTCGGAGCGCGTGAGGTCTGTGCGTAAATGGCCCACGAACTTCGCCGTCTTGATGCTGCCCTTGCAGTCGGCTGAGACAATCACTTCTTCAGGTGGCGCTCCATCGACCTTCGCGCAGCCATATTCGGTGGTGAGCTTGAGCTTGATGCTCCAGGTGCCGTTGTCGTCCTGCTCCTGCTCGACGACATCCACCTCGCCGTGCTCTTCGAGGTCCTGCATCAGCAGCGTGAGCCCCTCGTCCGTCAACCCGGTGTAGCGGCGGAAGCTGACCTTTTCCGTATCCTCCCACCAGTATTTTACGTACCCGACCTTCTGCAGCAGGAACGTCTTGATCCACTCGTAAAGGAGCATGAAGCCGGCGTTCTTCTTCCACAAAACGTGACGGACGTAGCCGGTCTCTTCCTTGGCGAGTTGCTCATCCTCAGGCCCCACCGGATCGAACTGCACCGCCTCCATCGTGCAGAAGATGCGCATGAGGCTCGGCATGATCCACTCGACCGTGTCCATCAGGTCCTTGCTCACGACCTGGGCGCGGCCCTCCTGCTCGTTGCCCATCGGGCGGCCGAAATAGAAGTTCATCGCCTGCTCGCGATCGTTCGAAAGCTCACTGCCCTGCTTGGTGAGCGCGGCCCGCAGGCGCGAGTCGAGGATCGCGCGCACTTCGCTTTCGAGCATCTTGCTCATCTGCGCCCCAGCACGCCACGCACAGCGGCGACGATCTTTTCAGAAGACACAGTTCCACGGGCGGTGCTATTTGAAGCCGCCGCTGCATCTGAGATAAGCAAGTCAACGAGGCGGCTGACCTCCTTGCTTAAGTCACCCACAACGCACTCCAGCCTCGTAACACGCAGCTCGAGTTCCACCACGCGCTGTCGTTCCTGCATGCTCATCGGCCCCTCCTCGCCCACTTCTCGGCCGTTCTATCGCGCAGGTCGGCCAGTTCATTCCTGAATTCCACCGGATCGATAGGCTTCTCGCGCATCCCCACGCCTCGGCCGGCATCCGTCTCGGCGAGGACAGGCGAAGCGACGATGCCGTTCGCGTCGATCTCGCGGCGGGCAGGTTTCTGGGACGAGACCGGCGGTGGAGCGGGACGAGCGGGCTCTTTCGCCACGCCCAGGCGCGACTCAAGCTGCGAAAGACGCGCACGAAGCTGACCTATCTCCCCTTCTGCGTCCCGGCGCTGCGCGGCCATACGCTGCGTAAAATCTGCGAGCATCAATTCGTAATGCTCTTCCACGTCGTTGAATGCGGTCCACTCGTCGTCCGTGATCTCGATGGCTTCCTCGCCCTCCTCTGCTGCACACACGACGGTCTGCATGGATGAATCACTGCGGACGCTGATCTTCATGCGCACACCTGTTCGTAGACGGCCGGCGTTGGCGTCCTGCGCTGCTCGCGCGATCGCACCGCCCCACCGAACACCTTCACGCCCACGTACTGGAGCGCATCGTGCGGGTGGCTGTACTCGTTCTTGTCGGCGTGCTCCTGAAAGCGCTCACCAGCCCCTGCAACCTGCAGCCGGCGATACTGATATCGGCCCTGAAACCCGCGCCTGAGCATCTTGCAGCGGCGGTGCAATTGCAGTTGAGGCTTGCCGCGGCTGAGCGTGTTGAGCGGCTTACGCACGCTCTCCCATCGGATGGTGGGGTTCTGCTCGCTCGCCATGATCGCGATGCCCTTGCCGCGCAGGATGTCGAAGCAGGTCTTCTCGTCCTTGTCCGCGGTCATGGCCGAACGCTGGTTGCCGGCTGGGTCGCCGTAGTCCTCGAATGTGAAGCCGCTGTATTTCTGGGCCTGATGCAGCAGCACGGAGTCAGCAAAGGAGTCGATGCCCAGATCGTCCGCCACAAGCTCATCGAAAATGTTCCATCTTCCGTCAGGATGTACCTGGGTGAAGACGCAGGCTGGCGTAAGTCCAAAGTCCCATCCGCGCTGTACGACCACCCCAGCAACTGGCTCAATGTCTGCGCAGTGCAGGCTGTCGATGTACTCGGGATAGACAGGCTTGCCGTCTTTGACGTAACCGTACTCTCCATCGACGTACACCTTCACGAAGTCGGGGTCGGCCCCAATCATCATGTTTTCGTAATAGTTGGGCGGCAGATACGGCTTGTTCTCTGCGTCCTTTCCACGACCCGAGGGCTGCTTGAAAACCTCAGCGTTGCTGAGCTTCTGGTCCTCGAAGATGCGGTACCACCAGCTCTCATCGTCCGGCGGGTTCGTGTCCATGATGATGCCGGGATCAACACATCCACCGCTCGTGACCTTCGGATAGCGGCCCACGCGGCCCTGCAGCGCCTTCACGATCGCCCAGGGAACCTCGCGAGCCTCGTTGATCCAGGCGCCTGTTAACTCAAGCGACAGAAGCTTCGCGACGTGTTCGGGACGATCCAGCGCGCGAAACAGAATCTCGATCTCCAAATCCGGTGCGAGTTTGTCGATGATGTAGTTGTGATCGGACTTGATGAACGTACCGAAGCTCGGATACGGCAACCATTCGAAGAACGTCCGCATCGTCGTGTCGGCGAGCTCGCCGTAGGTATTGCGGATCACGGCGAACCGCGAGCGTCGCTTGCCTTCGAACAGATTCTGCCGTGCGCCCCACTTCGGAATCTCGATCACACAGCCGCTCGACTTGCCCGAACCAAACGGCCCCATGAGCCCACGCATGAAGCTGCGTGACCGGCTCATGCGCTTGATGGTGGGGACGGCCTTGTAGCTATAGTGGATGTCAGCCATCGATCAACAGCCGTGAAAACTCAACCTTCCCGGAAAGCTCAGTGTCGGACTTGTCCCGCCACTTCTCAGGTTGACGATTACGCAGCCAAAGCGATGCGGCCTGAGTGTCGGGCGGGTAGTGCTCGATGTACTTCGCATACACCGGCTCTGTGGCGCCTGCGGGCATGAAAATCTTCACGGCCTCGTGGCTGTATCCAAGCGCACGTTCGCGCAACTTCTCTGCCACTTCCGCGTCGGCCTGTATCTTCCCCCGCGTGGTGGCCTCCAGAAATTCCGGGTGCTCGTTGCGCCAATTGAAAATCGTTGCGACGACAACACCAAAAAAATCAGCGACTTCCTCGTCCGTGGCCTTCAGCAGATAGAGTTTGTATGCCTGCTCGCAAAGCTCTGGCTCGTACTTGCTGGGGCGTCCGGCTGGCATCGGGACCTATACCGTCCAGTTCCCGAACGAGGTCCGCACGATCATGACGCTCGTCTTGCGCCGCTTACGGCGCCCCAGTTTCCAGCGCCTGGAAAAGCATCTGGCGCAACGTTTTGCGAGGCGCGACTTCGGGCTGCCACAGGCACAGACATAGGTCAGCCGCAGCGAGCCCAGAGGACGGGCGGCAATTTGGCCGGTGCGCTGTACAGGTCGGCGCTCTTTCGCTCGATCTGTCGGTAGGCGACCGTCCCGACTATTGCGCTCGTTGGCAGGCATGGCGTGCCCTCCGGCACTACACCGACCGACACCATGCGCAAGTTTCCATCGGCGGCGGTACCGCGCATCTCGTAGGCCAGTAGCGTCACAACGACGGTGTTCGTGGGCGGTCCGGGCGTCGCGGGTGTAACGAGGATGCTCGCCAAGGGACTCATCGGGCCTTCCAGGCCCATAGCGGTCGCGGTGACCTGATATTCCTGCACGCCGACAGCGACCGCTGACCGCGTAAAGGCGCAGGACGTGGCGCCAGTGACGAGCTTCGTACGGGCCTGGCCTTGGAGGCCGCCGTAGAGACTGAACGTCAATGGGCCTTGTGCGGCGGTGATAGGCGTGCCGTCCGTGTTGATGACGGGCGGCGTGCACGTGATTTTGAGATCGACGGCTTGTGCCAGCGGAGCGAGGAACAGCAGGCACAGGAATGCGAGCACATGTTTCATCGCCCCAGCTTCGCCGATGTGTCGGTTATCGCATAGATGGCAGAGTTCACACTACGTGTGTTCCACGTGAATCGTTAACGATCACACTCATCTGGCGCCGATATCTTGCGACCACATTTGCCACGTACTTCGCGCTCAGGCCCGTCAGTTTTGCGATGTCCTTGTTCGTTCTGCGCTCCGCACGTCGTCGGGCTTCGTCTCGCAGGATGGCGTCCACTCCGGGTGTGATCTTCAGGTGCGCGCTCATGCGATCTTGCCTCCCAGAGCTCGTACCGCCTCATCGAGCGTCTTGACGACGGGCACGCGCCAGTTCGCGAGCATGTCCAGTTGCGACTTCTTTCGACGGCGCTTGTAGTAGCCGCTCTCGACCTCCAGGAGCTTCAGTTGGCCGGACCCCCTATGTCGCACCAGCAGGTCCGGCAGCTCCTCGCTGCTGAGGCGTACGCAGTCGTAGCCGCAGGAGTTGAGGCCGGTGACGATGTCAGGCTCGGTGAGATCACGGCGTGGGGCGTACTTCGGCCTCATATCGCGTCCTTCCCGGCTGCCTGTGGAAGCTCGCCGATGAACGCCAGCAGCTGATACGCAGCCTCGCGGATAGCGGCCTCGTCGATCTCCTGCAGGTTCTCCCGGCCGGACATCGACTGCGGCTCGATGCTGACGATCTGCCCGGCTACATCCGTCACCTCGACTCGCCACCAGCGATCGGTCATGGCACAACCCCGTATGTGTCAGCGAGCTTCATGGCGATGCTGATGCGCTTGCCGTTGCGAACGGTGAACGTGATGTCGAGCACTTCGTCGGCGGCCTTGCGTGCGATGTCGTAGCGCTGCTCGACCGGCGCAAGCGGATCCAGTGCGCAATCACAACCGAGCGAGCGGAGCTTCGAGAACAGGGCGATTTCGTCGGTGAGCTTGGGCGTCATGCGTACGCGGCCTCAGGCAGATACCGCGCCGGCTGATCGAATCGGCTGTACAGCAATTGCCTCGATGGCTTGTCGTAGTACAGCCGCAAAGCGCCGATCCAGTTAACGTCTCCGCGCTGCTTCCAGATGGTCAACTGCGAATCGAATGTCTCATCGTGCTTGCGCTCAAGCGATACGACCAGATCCGCCTGCGCCACGATGTCCTGCGCGCCGCGGATATCGTACAAATCCATCGGCTGTCGCGAATTGGCGGTCTTTCGAGGATGTGCGACGAGGTGGATATGCGCGCCGGTCAGTCGGGCGAGACGACCGAGCATGTTGCCCATCTCGCGCTGTCCTTCGTAGTCGTCCGAACGCAGATTCAAGCGCATCAACGAATCAATCACGATGTGCGTGAGCTGGTGCCGCTCGCAGGCAAAACGCACGATACCCATGAGCAGCGTGGGATCGATCATCTCCGTGGAGTCGAACACGTAGAGACTCTCGTCCCACACATCCAGGCACCACTCCCGCTGTTCCGCGCTCGGTGTACGGGTGAGAGTTGCCGTGCACATGAACTCACGCCACACGTCTTCGGGCTCTTCCTCGAGCGACACGAAAAGCACGCGGTGACGATTCGCGATGGCGTGCAGCATGAGCTGACGCAGGAACGCTGTCTTGCCACTGAAGGTCGGGCCGCTCCACACGGTCACTTTGCGCGGCATGAAGCGCACGTACTCGTCGGCCATCGACCACGGCAACGTCAGGCCATCGGACAGCGGCGGCCGGAATTGTTTGATCAACGCGACCGCACTCGGATGGCGCGCCGTCATGATTCGCGAATCACCCGTCTGCCGTCCGAGCTCCAGCAACCAGTCGTGGTCGTCGCGCGTGACGGTGAGTCGGTTCGCGTCTGGGATCATGGAATCACCGCCTCGAACTTCTCGCCGCGCCACGCGATTTGCAGCCGCTTCGGGTGGGATGCCGCGATATCCAGCGCTCGCGACGCCGTCGCCTCGTTGCGCTCGACATCGAGCATCACCCACAGGCCCGAGCATAGGTAGCACTCGTCAGGCTTCGGCAGCAGCAATGCCATGAACCCCATGCGCTCCCAATGCGCCTGCCGCCAACCTGAATCCGTCACCGCGAGAAACGCGATGGGACGCTGACCCTGCTTGCGCATCCGTGCGAGCGCCGGCCAGTCAGGCGTTGAGGATCGGTAGTCCGTTCGCACGGGCTGCCTCCTTCGGCCTCGGCTGATCCTTCAGCGCGAAAAGCCCGGTCCAACTGTTGGCGACCGATTGCTCCACCACCGCAAACTGATCGGCCCCAAATCCGGCCAGCTTGCGCTGGGCGGCCGGTATCGAAACCGGCTTGATAGGCTTGCCGACGGTTCTGCGATATTCGAAAAACCGTGTCCAGGCGATCGGGTCAAGCCCTGCTGGTTCTGGCTCCACGGAATTCGAAGCGAGCGACGGCGCGCTAGCGCCCCTCTCTCTGCCTCTGTCTGTCTCTGTCTCTCGCGAGCGCGCGAGGGGTAGCACTTCGCTAGCGACTTGCTCGCACTCTGCTAGCACGCTGCTAGCGCTTTGCTCCGGTGGTGGTAGCGCTTGAATTTCCTGAATAAACCCGACTGCGAACAACTCGGAGAGGTCCGGCGTTTTCTTCAAACCGCACCGATGCTGTATCCATGTCGGGTCGAGCGGAATTCTGTTGTGTACCCGCCCCGCCAGCATCACGATGCAGACCGCTAGCAACTTGCTAGCATCCGACCAGCACGACCATTCGTAGTCGTCGGGCCATGCGGTATAAAGCTTCACCCAAGGCGGATTGCGGTCCTTGTAGTGCTGGAACTTGGCCCAGCTGCGAAGCTCGAAATACTTCACGCGCGCAGCCCTTGGGCGCGCTCCATGCGCTCAATCTGGGCCGGGGATCTTTGCGCGATCAGTTCTCCCATGCGCTTGAACGCCTCGCGCTGAAGCTCTTTGTCAGGCTCATGCGTGCCGACGAGCCGCCAGCTTTCGATCAGGATTTCGAGGCGATCAGCAGTCATAGAGATCGGCGCGCCGCGTCGCACGCGAATAGAACCCGGGGTCCAGGCGAACTACTCAACCGCGGCGTGCCGAATTTGAAATTCATAGACCCTCGATGCCGCGGGTGCGCGCGGCGATTCAACGTCAACTCGCGCGCTTTTCTTGCTGAACGGCGACGCGGAGCGCCTCAACAGATCCCACGCGGAAATCGGTGTCGCGGTTAGCCTCTTCGGCAGTCAGGAATTTGTTGAGCCACGAGTAGCTGAGGTTGTGTTTCTCGGCGAACTCCTGCTGCGACAAACGTCTGTCAGAGAGCACTCTGCGGCAGTCATTCCGGACCTTTGCGACCACGTTTAGTAAAGACATCGTCGTAGTCCAGCACAATTGTGCTAAACAGGCAAGCAGGATGCTGCTGACCTTTCAGAAACAAAGTTCTAGCCTCGACTCATACGATGGTCGTATGGCCAAGGGCACCCCTGAACTCCGTAAGGTCGTCGCGACTAACTTGCGTGCGCTGATGGACCGACGCGAGTGGTCCCAGGCAGACCTCGCCTCCAAGGCCAGGGTCAGCCAGCGTCACATCAGCAACATGCTCAACCGCAAAACGAGCGCGAGCTTTGAAACGCTCAACTCCGTCGCGGCGCCGTTTGGCATTCCGGGTTGGTTACTGCTGATCGACGGCCTCTCCGTGGATCTGCTCGATTCACAGCGAATCCCCTTGTTAGTTAATCGTTTTCATGCGTCAGGGCCGGATGGCAAGGATTTGATAGAGCGCCTGGCTGAGCGTGAAGCCCATCACAACCTCGAAGCGCAGAAAATCCTACCACTGAGAAAATCTGCCGGCTGACAGCGGTTTATCTCAGATCGCCTTGCAACATTCTCTGGTTTAGAAAAATACTGCTTGCATTCCTCTGCCACCTCGTAGCACTATTCTGCTCACGCTCACCGAACAGAGCGCGGAGGGACGGAAGATGCTGCAGAGGGTCACGCGCGGTACGCCGCTTACGGAGCGCATCCGCGCTTGGGTGGTGGTGAGCCAAGTTGGCTGCTGGATATGGCAGGGCCGCGTGGACAAGGACGGATACGGCCGCATCACCGTCGGCAAGCCTCTGCTAGCTCATCGAGTTTCCTACGAAGCGTTCAAGGAGCCCATCCCGCGGGATCTCTGCCTTGATCATCTTTGTCACAACACCCGATGCTGCAATCCGGCTCATTTGGAGCCCGTAACGATTGCCGAGAACAATCGTCGGGCTCGACGCGGCCCACGCCGTCCAGGCGCAGTGCTGAGCCACTGCCGACGCGGGCACGAGTTCACACCCGAAAACATCTATTGGACGACACCAACGAAGCGCGCATGCAAGAAATGTATTAGCGCTCGAAAGCGTCTCCGCTCTACCACGCAAAGAGAGGCTGCATAAATGGAAGCCAAGCGAACGACCCTGACTCACGCCCTGCGCGACGGCGAGCTTGAGCACGTCGTGATTGTGGCCGGCGAGCCCGTCCAGACGCACACCAGCCTGAAGGCTGCGATGTGCGCGCTGGCTCTGGCGATAGCCCTGACGGGCTGCCAGACGATGGAGCGCTACCCCCGCACGTCGGCCTTCATCGCCGCCTCCCTGATGGCCTCTGCCGCCCTCTCGCTGGAGAGCCGCGGACACGGTCCCATCGACGAGCCGCGCATGAGCGTGCCGCTGGTGCCGGACTGCGCGAAGTTTCCGGAGTTGTGCCGATGAACACCACCGACCGCACAGAAATCGACACGCACTACGAGCCAGTGCGAAAGCCCGACGCGGAAATGATTCGTGAATACGGCTTGACCGCTCGCCTCGCGCTGCGCCTCGAAAAGCACGACAGCCTGGACCTTGATGACGCCTTCGACGACGTGATGGACACGTGCGAACGGGTTCGTGATGGCGAGCTGAGCGCGCAGGCCGCCTCCCTCGAATTGTTCGATGACGGTTCTGCTGCTGACGACATTCTCAACATTGTGGACGGTGGCCAGTGAGCACCACCGCAACAAGTGAAGAGACGAGGAAAGTCTTCGCGGTCTATGACCGTTATTTCGACCCTCTCTACGCCTCGCAGGATCAGTGCCTGCACATCACCGCGCTCGACAAGAGCGACGCGCTGAAGCAAGCCGCATCGGCGCTCCGCTGCGAGATCAGTGCCCTGAAGGCTTTCGAGGTGCGCTCGTGAACACCGGAACATCCCAGAGCAAGAGCGCGCCATGCGACCAGCACGTGAAAGGCGACGGTTCATGGTGGGCGCGAGACGTATCGCCCAGAAATCCTCACGGGCTATTCGCAGGCCGATGTAGACGAGCCCATTGAGGAGCAGTCGTGACCGACGCTCACCGACAGACCTATGAGCAGGTCGAACACGACCTAGACCACCAGCTCGCGCGACTGATGGCGGACCCGCTATTGGCCACGCGCGCGCTGGTGATGGCCCACAGCCTCGTGCTCGCGCTGGCCCCGGAGGCGAGCGACAGAGAGACGCGGCGCGCGGTGAATGCCGCGTGTGATGCGGCCGGCGAACTGGTCATTGAACTGGAGAGGGCGACACAGTGAGCGATGCGGACTTGATACAGCAGCGCGCATGGCACGTATTCATCGTCCAGCAACGCAACTGGCAACTGTGGGCCTATTGGCTGCAGACGCAAGCCCGCGACATGACGAGGGAAAGATCGTGAACGCCTATCAATCCTTGTTGCGCGATCTCGTACACGACCAAGGCGAGCCCGAGCACTTCGAGGCAAACCGCGTGCAGCTCACTGACCCGCAACTCGCCACGGTACTGGCGCATCACGAGCACATCGTGCCCGAGGTAGCGGATGAGCAGGCAGGGGTCTTCAGGGATGCGTTGGAAAACAACAGTGCTCTGAAGCGATGCTTCGACACATCCCGAGAACTGATCGGCTACCTGTTCGTAGCCGCTCTGCGCGATCGAGCGCACGCAGTCATCAAACTAGACCTCGAATGCATGGCAGATGACATGGAGACCCAGCACAGAGTTGACGACGAGGTGCATGCATGAAGCTTTTCCCTCTTTGCGATGTGATCGAGTTTCGTCGAGAAAGCGCCGAAACTTCCGGCAAATACGCGGCGATGAGCGATGCTGAGCTGGATCTTGAAGCGCTGAAGCGCGCCCGCGTCGAATGCTTCTCAGACGCCCAGCAAGCCGCGATTGAGATGCAGGCTGCCAAGCAGCGCATGGACCGTCATCTGGCCCGCTGTGAGTCGCTGAAGCGGCAGATTGAGGCCGCACAGGTGTTGCTGGGAGCGCGCTCACGTGGCTGACGAACAGAAGAGTGAGCCGCAACAGCCTGAGCATGGTGACACCGGCCCTCTGTGCGGCCTGTGCGACCACGGGCGAATGACGTGGTGCTCGCTGTGCCAGCAATGGACGTCCACCTGCTGCCAGGAGTACGGCACATGCCAGTGCAGTTAGATCACCCGTCCAATGATCTTGACCTCGCGATAGCGCGAGGCTCCGAGGTGCGGCAGCTGCGCGATGCTATTCAGCTCCGCGATCAGCAAGAGGCCGAGGTCTACGGCGCACTCATCCGGCTGGCTGCGGAAATGGCTCGTGGCACCACGCTACCGTCGGATTTCAGCGAGGATCATCCGCCGCGTGTGCGCCGAGCCTACTGGCTGCAACAGTTGGAACGCGCACAGAACACCGCGAAGGAGTGGGCGATCCGTGTGCGTAAACAAGCCGATGCACTCTCCGCACTGGAGAACGTCAAGTGAAGTGCGACCACGGAATCGAGTTGACCCTTCGCTGCGAAGCATGCGAAGCGGGGGTTATCGCTGGAGAGCACCGCGGGTTCGCGCGCACTCCGCCGGCCTCAAATCAGCGAATCGTTCTGCAAGAACTGGTGAACGCCGCAGCCGAGGTGTATCGGATAAGTGAGCGCGCGACTCTGCCATGGCACGCGCTAGCAGGCGCCCTGAAGGACGCGCGAATTGTGCTAGCGCAACCGGTCGAGACGTCGTGTGTCGGTTGGCAGCCGATTGAGACGGCGCCTAAGAATCGGCAGTGCCTTTTCTGGGTCGTGTCGAAGGATCCAGACGAGTGCTACCTCGACACAAGCGGCAATCCCATTGTTGGCTCGGCGCCGCCACGCATGGTTTTCGACTACTACGGCCGTTGGAGCAGTTTATCGAAGGCTACGCATTGGATTCCAGCGCCAGAGTCTCCTCCGAAAACAAGTTGTGACGAGACTGGGAGTCACAATGGCTCGTGAGCTGACCCCAGAAGGCGGTTTCCGCATTCCAGACGCGGAATATTATCCGCGCCTCCTGGCCCGCGTCATGTCAATGACCGTCCGCGACGAGCGCGGTTGCCTCGTCTGGCAGGGCTTCAAGCGGCAGTCCCGGAATAGCCGCACTTGGTACGGACAGTATGTCTTCCGAAACAAGACGACATCAGTCCACAGACTCGTAATTGCGCTCACTCAGCGAGAGCCCGGCTATCGCGAAGTGGTGATGCACAGATGTGACAACGGATTGTGCTGCAACCCTGCGCACCTGAAGTTCGGCACGACGCAGGAGAACCTCAAGGATGCCGCTGCGAAAGGAAGCTATCGGTTCCACAAGAGCCATTACACCCACTGCAAGCACGGCCACGAGTTCACGCCTGAGAACACCTGGGTCTGTGGCAGGGGCTTCCGGAATTGCCGCGAGTGTCAGCGGAGAAACCAGCGGGAACGCTGGAGACGGAATCATTCGCCTGCCATTTCAGGAGAGCCTACGTGATCGGCTTCCTCGGCATCTACCACGACCAAAAACCCCGCTCGGTCATTCTGCGGCCGATCACGCATCTGGCGACCGACCTGCGTGATCACCATTTACTTGCGCGCTGGGATCGTCTGGTGCGCCGTTGGAGAAAACGCTAATGCCCCACTACCACATCACCATCCAGCCCACTAAGACCGAAACCTCGGCCGTGACACGCATCATCGAAGCCAAAAACCAGTCACGAGCGATCGCCCACGTTGTGGGTGACACGATTGTCGCGCGGCTGGCCGAGCCGGCGGATTTCATGGCGCACGCACGAGCTGGGAATGAGATCGAGACGGCGACGGAGGAATGATGAAACTGGAAGACTTCGCAACCGACCTCGCTGCGGGAAATCGCTTCGTCAAGGCAGGGCTTGGAGGAATGGCCGGCGCCGGCAAGAGCCGCACCGCGACGGATTTCGTCATCGGGTCATATCAGGACTTGGGCTACACCAAGCCGGTCATGATCATCGACAACGAAAAGGGCTCGCGCTTTCTCATCCCGCAGTTCAAGGCCGCCAAAATCCCAGCGATCCTCAAGGAGACGACCAGCCTTGACGACGTGCTCACCGCCTTCGAGTTTCTGCGGTCTGGCGAGATCGACTTCATCTTCATCGATTCGCTCACGAAGGTCTGGTACCGCTATTGCCGCGAGTACCTGGAGAAGAATCGCAAAGTCTTCATGGAGCTGCAGGACTGGGGAAAGCTTCTGCCGAAGTGGCAGGAGACATTCTCTGACGTGTTCGTGGCCGCCGCCGGCAGCGTCGTGTTCACGGGTCGCGGCGGCTTCAGCTACGAGAAGGAAGAGGACACCGTCGACGACCGCGGCAAGGTGAAGAAGGGTCAGTTCGTGAAATCTGGCGTGAAGATGAAGCTGGCCGGCGAGACGCCCTTCGAACCCGACCTGAACATCTGGATGGAGCAGCAACAGGACTTGGCCGCTGACGGCTCCCTGAGCGTCTGGCGTGAAGCTCAGGTGATGAAGGACCGCTCTGGCCTGATCGACGGGAAGGTATTCAAAAACCCGACCTATGCCGATTTCCGGCCGTTCGTACGCTACCTCGTGGACGTGCAGACCGGCGCAGTGGCTGGCGAGTCATCCGGCCGCAACCTCGCGCCCGGCGAGAACTACGACAGCTTCGACTGGCGCCAGAAGCTCACCATCGCGCTCGACGAGATCAAGGAAGAGATCCTCAAGCACCACGGGCACGGGATGGATGTCGGCACGAAGACCGCAAAAAGCGTCACGCTTGAGGCGATTACCAAGACTGTCTTCGAAGGCGGCACTCGCTCTTGGGCACGCGTCGAATCTTTCCGCCTGGATGATGTGCTCAAGGTGCGCGACGAGCTGTGGAAGCTCACGCGTGGCCACAAGTACGGCGAGCAGCCGCCAGACCCAGCGCCGGAGCAGCCGAAGGAAGACGTGCTCCGGCCGGGCGCCAGCGACCAACCGAAGGCGGATGCGGCGTGAACGCCCGGGCTTTCATCCTCGACCGCACTAACCCGCTGAAGCGCTCGAGGCGCATTTGCGAGGTGGTGGACTGCCTCGAAGACCTGCCGATGGGTCGCTCGTGGCGAGTGACGGTCGAGGAAGCGAAGTCCGAGCGCTCCATCCAGCAGAACAAGTACCTGTTCGGCGTGGCCTACAAGCTCATTAGCGAGACGACGGGCTGCGAGAAGCAGGACATCCACAACGACATGCTCAAGCAGCACTTCGGCACGAAGCTCAAGAAAGTGCCGCGGTCGAAGTACCACCCGGACGGCCTGGACGAACTGCCGGTGCGCACGACCACGACGGACGAGCACGGCCGGCGATCCGTGCTGGGCAAGATGCAGTTCGCGGAGTTCGTGGACTTCGTCCATCGCTGGGCGATGACGAAACTGGAGCTCCACATCCCCGCGCCAGACGAGCGTTCCGAGGACGAACAGGAGCGCGCAGCCTGATGTGGCACAAGAATCAAACGTGGCCGACCCCGGCCGAACGAGCGCGCGAGAAAGCTGCGCGACAACTCGGGTGTGTGCTTTCGCGACTGCGAATCGCGCGCGGCCTGCCGATTCCCCCTCCCCGGAAAGGCGCGCTGCACATCCATCACCTCGTGAAACCCGGCAAGCGCTACGGACATGGCTACTCGGTGCCACTGCACTCCTGGTATCACGAGGCTATCGTTCCGTATCCGTTCACCAGCAAGACATACGCACGCGAGAAGTTCGGTGCGTCCATCAAGCAGGGCAGCAAGACGTTCTTTGCAGACCACGGCGTGACTGAGTGGGAGCTGTACGACGAGACACAGCGCCTGCTGGGACTGCCTGCGGAGCGGCCGCCGACCAAGATCGTACCGCGCCGACACATCCCCGAAGCACAACGAGTCACTGGAGAATAACTATGCCGACCGGATACACAGCCGCCATTAAGGACGGCATCAGTTTCAAGGAATACGCGTTCGGCTGTGCCCGCGCGTTCGGCGCATTGGTGATGATGCGCGACGAGCCGAGCGACGCCCCGATTCCGGAGCGATTCGAGCCAAGCAACTACCACACAGAAGCGCTTGCTACGGTTTCTGACCGGCTCGCGCAGCTCCGGCTGATGAGCCCGGCCGACGCCGAGAGCGCGGCGCAGGCGGAATATGCGAAAGCCGTGCGCGACCACAACGAACGCCGCGCCGAGCGGGAGGAACTCCGCTCGAAGTATCAAGCGATGCTTGCGCAGGTTGTGGCATGGCAGGCCCCAACCCCTGGGCACGCCGAATACAAAGCGTTCATGGAGAAGCAGATTCTCGAAAGCATCGAGTGGGACTGCCGCGACTACAGCGACGAGCCAGTTCTGCAAGATGGTGCTGCGTGGCTCACGGACACCATCGAGTACCTCGAAAAGAACATCGCTTATCACACGAGGGAAGACGCCAAGGAACGCGAGCGCACCGATAGCCGCAACACTTGGATCAAGGCGCTTCGCGACGCGCTCCCATGACCACTTCGCCTCGCACCTACACCCTGACCGAACAGCAACGGCTACTCGTGAGCGAAGCGCTCGCCATGCTGGCAGCCCAGCGTGGTGGTCTGGCATGAGCGAGGACGAGATTCAGGATGCGGCGACGCTGGTGGGGTTGGCGGCATGATGTCGAAGAACTACGTACGACCCACAGCGCTCGAAAAAATACGCATCGACGCGATGCTGAAGTTCGGCTGCATCGTGACCGCGACGCGCAAAGCGCGCGGCCTCGAAGTGCCCACGCGTGGCAAGAATGAAGTGCACCACCTGGTCGGCGGAAACAAACGACTCGGCCACGGCTACACCATTGTCCTGAATTCTTGGTACCACCGCGGCGTCGTGCCGTATCCGGCTACGAGCAAAAAAGAAGCTCGGGCGCGGTACGGCGCCGCCTTGAGCGATGGACGAAAGGCGTTTCGCGCCTCGCACGGCTTCGATGATCGGGACCTGTGGGTGGACGCGCAGGTCCGCATGGGGATGTCGTGCGACATGACCGTCTCGAAGATCGTGCCGCGCCGACACATCCCCGAAGCTCACGTGAGCGTGAATAGAAAATGAATAATTTAGCCACGTTTTGCAGAAGGTGAGCCCGTGAGCACGAACCTGCAACAGAGAGTAGACGCAGCGATTGCTGAACTCGAAGCGCTTCAAACGAAGTGCAGTACCGCGAACTGGGTACGCGAGCATTGCCTTGGCTTGCTGCGCGGTCAATTACCGACGCTGGAAACGAATACCACAAGCGCAGCAGCGGAAGTCGCTGGAGTGAAAGAAGCCGAAAGGTCTACTGGCTCGTACACCGCAGATAACGAGCATTCGAACAGTGTAGCTGCGGCCGGCCACTCCAGCGCCTGCGCGCATGAAGGCTTCTACTACTGCAAGAAATGCGGCAAGGACCTGACGCCAGAGATTGGCGAGCAGCATGGGCGCTATAACGATTCTACTGGCTCGGCGAGGTCCGCATCATGAGGCCGACACACGCACGCAGCCCCGTGATCGATGCATACACGCTCTGCCACGTCACTCATGACGGCGGTAAGCCAGCCAGGATGGCGAAGGCCGGCGAGCGCGTGAACTGCCCCAACTGCCGGGTAGTGGTGAATTTCTGCAAGACGATCAAAGAGCGATACGAGGCTCCGCTCCCATGACCTCAGCGCCCCTCACTTTCACCCTAACCGAGCAGCAACGGCTACTCGTGAGCGAAGCACTCGCCATGCTCGCAGCCTCTCGGCGTTCGCAGAACAGCACGCGCTCGCACTCTGATCGGAACGCGTATGGCTCGATTCGCATGGGGTCACGCGCCGTTATGGAGAAAGACGGGATGACCGAACTCAATGCACTTCGAAGGATTTTCGGTACGACCAATCACGAGAAGGGAGAATCCAGTGTTGATACTCACATTTCGCCCCGGTGAACATTTCGACATGACGGCATTGGCGGATATCCCCGAGGGAACCCGCATGGAAGTCAAAGCACTCGGTGTGGTAGGGAATCAGATCCGCTTGGGATTTACTGCACCTAGAACAGTGCGCATCGACCGCTCCAAGATCACCGAACGCAGGTGGAGAGAAGAGCATCCTGAAAAGGTAAACGGTAACGTCGCATGAAATACCTGAAGCGATCCATCATTCAGATGCTATGGATTCTCTTGGCAAGCTTCATTCTGGCAGTGTTCTTCGGAAGCGTTACAGAACTATTCATCCGCTTGCAGAGATTGTTCGCATGAAATGGATCTTGGTCGTGACCTTCGTCGTGGGTCATCCGGCAGCAGACCCGGTTGGCATATCGCTGTTTGAGACAGAAGCTGAATGCTGGGCCTTCAGCACCACACTGAAATTCGATCACATGTCCCAATGCATGACGGTGGACCAGTCGGCGGCGGCATATCCCGAATTGAGTTGGCCGTGAGGATTTCATGAGCACCGAAACGGTGAGCCAGCATTGGCACGTCGAAGGAAAAGATGCGCAGGGGCAACGGGTCTATTCGGCCACAGTTGCAGCGGAATCTGCCGAAGTGTCAGGGGCTCCTGCGGCCATCGCTTATGCGTGCGATCGGCTCGTCCAGAACGGCTACGACGCACGCATCGTAATCACGTGGATCGCGACGCTGTATTGCCCATCGAGGGCTAAATCATGAGCGCCGAAACGGTGAGTGTCTCGCCTGCGGACTTGGCAGACGACATCGATAATCTGCGGCACATGCTCGGCGCACGCGTTGGCAGCCCGAAGAAGGAATGGGGCTACCGAAATCACTTCGCCACCAACTCGGACGACGCATCAATGCTCCGCCTCGTGGCTCTCGGACTTGTTCGCAAGGGACGGGGTATTCCTGGCGGCCTCGTGTACTTCCACGCCACAAAGTTGGGCTGCACGATTGCCGGGCTAGATAAAAAACAAACCGAGAGGGCGATGGAATGAATGCTCCGCTCCCCACTGATCCCGTGAGTATTCCTCCCGGACTTGAGCGTGTGGCACGGCGCGAGTGTTCTGCGATTCTCAAAGTCATTCGCGAAAGCTACAGCCCGTCGGATGCCATCGAGACAATCCTAGTCGCTGGCTTCATCTCGGGGGCTCGGTGGGCGATAGAGAGTGGAGTAGCGACGCCATGACTGCAGACCTTGTGACTCGGCTTCGCCACTGGAGCCGAGAGGACGACGCCGACATCGGGCACGAGGCGGCCGACGAGATCGAGCGCGCCAACCTCGCGCGCCTGCATGCCGTGCACGAGCGCGACTGCGCGGTGGAGGACTTGCACGCAGTTCATACCGTGCTTGCGTCAGCGCTAGGCTGCACAGGCTACGGCCCGGAGCATGCGCGGTGGATAGCGCAGGCGCTGGAGCTGGTGAGCCCGCGCAAACAAGACGATGTGGAAGGAAACTGATTCGATGTACGCACGACGAAAAAACAAAACGGTCACCGGTCGGGCTTGCCACTCCGACTGTGGAAATAACTGTGGCGGGCAGTACCGGAACTGCCTAGCGGCTGAAATAGGCCACGCCGTGCGTACTTCTAATCAGTTTTCTGTCACAAGGGGATGAAAGCATGACGACAAGAGTTACCCTCAAGAACGAGGGGCCGGACCTTCTGATGATCCGCTACTACGCGGAGGACCGGCAGTTCAAGGCCGGGCACCAAGTGCTGGCCGTGGGGGAGTCGTGCGACATCACCGTGTGGAACGGCAACCTGCCAGTGATGTGGCCGCTCGGTAGCGTGGAAGCGGCGACGGTCACCAACGAGCCGAAACACTTCTTCGGCATTCCGCCTGCGACGTACTGAGAGCGAGCCAGTAACTAACAAAGGGGAATGAGAATGGGACCGCAAAGTCAGTTTGACCGAGAAGAGGCATCCATCATTGACGCCATGAACAGCGGCGACATCAGCCAAGAAGAGGGCCGCAAGCAGATGCGCGATCTGCACGCTGACTATCGTGGCGCCGCTGAAGAGGCTGCCCAAGAAGCCTACGACCGCGAGATGAACTGCTGGTAGATGGGGAGCAGAGCATGAGCAGGGTCGTGTGGGTTCGCATTCCGAAGTTCTGCGCCATGACTGGCGAGACGGACGACTCTGTGCGCGCGAACATGAACAACGGACACTGGCCTGAGGGTATCGTATGGAAGAAAGCGCCGAACGGCCGCATCTACATACACACGAGAAACTTCAATCGATGGGTCGCGGGTCAGGTGTACGCGCCACAAGCGCGAGTTCAATCGGGATCAGCTTCGTCTGGAAGGGCGTCCGGTGCCGCGAAAGGATCGCGCTCCCCCCGACTAGCCGTAATCAGAAGTACGTCGAGCGACTCAGGGCGACCATAAGACATGAGATCGTCACCAACACGTTCGACTACGCGCGGCATTTCCCTGACTCTCCGCGGCTGGCGCGTTTGGCCCGGGGCGAACCCGGCCAACTTCTCAGCAGCGCCATGGACGTTTACCTTGATGGTCTCGCGGGACAGATCGAACCTGAGACGCTTACGAAATACCGTCACGATGCTCGAACGGTATCTGGATGGTTCCCCGGCAAAACGCTCCAAAGCCTTACACGCGCCGAAGTCAGGAACAAGGTCGCGAGCCTCAACCTCTCGCGCAAGCGGCTCCTCAATCTCCTCACGCCGCTCCGCGGCGCGCTCGGCCAGGCGCTAGACGATGAGATCATCGAAACGAATCCGCTCTCAGGCTTCAAGGTCCGTCGTATCTCCGCGCCGGTTGAGAAAATCGACCCGTTCACTCGTGAGGAAGTTGATCGACTCGGCCGAACCGATCTCGGCGAGCTCTGGATCTTTTGGGCCTGGACTGGGCTCCGTTCCGGAGAGGTTATTGGGCTGCGCTGGGGCGACATGGATAGTGAATGCGTGGGAATCGCCATTCGGCGGTCTGTACGTGTCGGTCGTGAGAAACGGCCCAAAACTTCAGCAGGAGAAAGGCGCGTTGTCCTACTTCCGGATGCACGGGCCGCTGTCGCCGGTCTTGCTCGGGGGATTGAAACAGATCCGGTCTTCCGAAGCCCGAGCACGGGCGAGCGCTGGCATGAAGACAGAGCCCTTGCGCGCGCTTTCAGGAAGGCGTGTGAAGCGTCAAACGTCCGTTACCGTTACCCGTATCAGCTCCGGCACACGTTCGCGTCCTGGGCGCTCTCAAGCGGGGAGAACCCGCTGTGGGTAGCCAAGCAAATGGGGCACAGCGATGCGCAGATGGTATTCCGCGTGTACGGCAAATACATGCCGGACATGAACCCCGATGCTGGTCAAAAAATGAGCAGCTCCAAAGGCAGCATCCGGGCAGCGTGATGGATAAGTCATTGTTCCACGTGGAACTCCGGGGGTTCGATTCCCCCCGCCTCCACCACTTCGGCCAATACAATCGGGTACTTGGCCTCGCACGACTAAGGCAGCTTGGGCTCCAGTCGTCTCCAGTAGCCACCGTTCGGGCAGCATTTGGGCAACCCGCCCAGCGGGAGGCCGCATGCCGCAGAACGGCTTGAACGGCCTCACCTTCGAGCAAGTGCATCGAATTCGTACCGCCCGGCTGCCGGACGAGTATTTCGCGAAGGTCCATGGTCTGTGCGTGGATTCGATAGCGAACGCCAGGTGCGGCCGCACGTACAAGGACCATCCGACACCGCCAGCGCCCAAGGTCCGGCCAGCGAAAGGGAAGCACTCGTTCGGAGGCGCTGCTCCATCCGACGACATCGGCATCGAGCCGAAGGACCAAGCGCTTTACGAGCGTCTTCGGGCGTGGGTCGAGGTTGACACCGACGGATGCTGGATCTGGACCGGCGCCTACCTCAGCAACAAACACCCCTCCGGCCAGCATGGCACGGCGACGGTCCCGGGCCGCGGAACGATGGGCGCGCATCGCGCCATGTGGATCGCCCTCTATGGCGAGATCCCTGACGGCTTGCATGTTCTCCACCGTTGCGACAAGCCACGGTGCATTCATCCACGGGACCTTTGGGACGGAACGCATGCCCAGAACATGGCCGACATGAAGGCCAAGGGCAGACACGCACAGAGCGCGCAAAAGACTTGCAAGCGCGGCCATCCGCTCCCGCCTCCCAACATCGACGGCAGGCGCCCCTGCCCGGAGTGCTTACGAATGCATTCGCGAGAATATGAGCGCCGAAAGCGACGCGCCTCTACATCCACACCGGAGCCAACATGAAAGATTGGATTCTCGGCTACTGGGCCAATGCCTGGATTTCCTTCGGGCTGTTCTGGCTGCCGCTTGGTGTTTGCGCCATCGGCTACACCGTCCGCACGTGGCGGAACTTCAGGAAGGATCGCAAGGCGCGCGAGTCGGAGAAGCACTACTACCCGACCGACACTGTGGGCACGTTGATCGGCCGAGGGATCGTGAGCGTGGTTCCGGTTGCCAATCTCTGCGCGGCCGCTTTCGACCTTGCGCCCGAGATGCTCAGCGGGTTCATCAGGCGTATGGCCAAGATCTTCGACCAGCCTCTCGTGCCAAAGCGACGTGAGGAAAGCGCTGGAGAGAGGCCATGAAGCGGCTTTACGAGATGACCGTGCACGAGCTTCGCGCAGAAGCCGAGGCCGCCACGGCCCGCGGTGACGAGCGACGCGCCGCAGAATGTCGCGAATCAATCGAGCTGAACTATCGAATCGCTGAAGCCTTCCAGCGGCGATGCTCCGCAGACAATGGACCTGCGGAGCTAGGAAAGCCATGAGAGTGAAATGCTGGTTGCTCGGCTGCGCATGCGCTGAAAGCTATCCGGCATGCCACTTCTGCGGCGCAGACCTTTATGGAGGCCCGTTCCTCGAACAGGGGAAGCTGCAGCCGGTCTTGGTGCTGTGGGCGGACATCAAACGCGTGCTTCGGAAGATCGGCCCGAAGAAGTGCTCTCAGTGCGGCAAAAAGTTCAGGCGTGGCTACGACGACCATCTTTGCAGCGAGAAATGCTTTGAAGACTTCCTCCCCTTCTGAACGACGAGAGATCTGCGAGGGCTGCGGCAAAATGATCGACCCAGATATTTGCGGCTGTGGCGACTCTATCGACCACTCCCCATGGGCGGCCGGGCACTCACCCATCCCGATGGGGTGCGATTGCGGCCGAGAGTCTGAAGACAGCGCAGGAGGTTCCGATGCCGGGCCCGGTAAGTGAGTCTAGCAAGGGGCCGCCGGATACGGCTCCATACGTACCGAGTTGGTGTTTCGATCCGCCGGGTCCGCGCATGTGTGCATGCGGACATCACGAGGGATATCACGGTGACGATGGGCACTGCGTTGTCCAACGATACGGACGGCCCGGCCTCTGCAATTGCGCGCGACTTACTCTAACCGTGTCGCCAGCTCAGGAGCCGCGATGAAAGTCAGTCGTTTCCACAACCTGATTGGCAAGCTTCTCGTGGAGAACCGCGCCGGCCATCTGACCGTCTGCATCGACAAGAGCACCTTCCGCGACAACCGCGAAAGTGATGGCTGCGTGATCCTCGAAGTTTGTGGAGCGGAGATCGTCACGCATCCGATGCTGGACGACGATGGCGGCATGGCGGAGAACAAGGACGGCACCGAGCACCAGCGCACGACGCTGGTGCTGTATGGCTCTTCTGGCCCCACGTCTGGAAACGCCCCATGAACGCGGACGAATGGCTGCCCACGGCGTTCCTCGCGTACCACCCGACGAGTGGGATGCTCCAGCAGAAGTGGACGCGGAAGTGTTACGAATATCGCAACTACGGCGGGGTCAGTCGGCGCACCGAATGGTATGAGCACAACTGGCGCGACGTACCAACGCGGCTTGCAGAGGCCGAGCCACGAGCTACTGAACCACAGCCTGGAGACTCAAATGCCTAGCATTCCCGAGGGCTGGTACATTCCAGCTCCTGACCCGAACGGCCGCACCCGCTATAACCGCTGGGTGCTTGGCGAGATCCGCGGCATGGTCCGTTACAGCAAGGGTGGCACAGAGCATTTCATGTGTCAGGTCGAGACGTTCCGGAAGTGGCTGAAGCGCTACGACGCAAGGCCGGCGGAGAAACGTCGTGGCTCGTGATATCCGAGATCCGTTCGTCGTCTATAGCGCTACGGCCGGCTTTCGCGGCACGGGCTTTACCGTAGTACCCTCGAATACCGTGCTGCTTGGCGCCGGTCATTACGTGATGGTCCCGGTGCTTAATGAGCAGGCGGGCGACGAGTTGATCGCTGAGATGCGGCGACGCGCAGATCAACCAAAAGCGCCTCAGATTGAATTGAGCGCTGCAGATTGTAGGGCGCTGGCGATAGACCCGGCAAAGGCCGGGACGTACAGGAAGATCCGTAGAACCGGGGAGAAGAGACATGACTGAGATCTACATCCGTGGCCCCTTCACGATTCTCTGCAACTACTGTGGGAAGACCTACGGGAAGGTGGACGAGCACACCGAAGTTCCAGCGAGCGCTGTTCTTCGATGCCCATGCGGGCACGAGACGAAATTCGAGAACATGCCGGGCCCTGCAGTGAGAACCGGAGCGCCTCATGAGTGAAGCGACAATCGTCGTGGAAGGTACGCGCCTGACTGACGCTCAGTCGATGACGTTCCGATGTGCCTTGAATGATTTTGCGATGTCGCTCCGTGCCGAGGGGCTTGGGAACGATGAGCACGGCAAACGGATTACAGAAGGATATTTGGCCCGCATCGGCGAAATCATGGATCTGATGCGCCCTGCTCTGCGTCGAACATGAAGCCCCGCAAGCCACAGGTGATTATCGTGCGAATCTGCGACCACGGCGTGCCGAAGTGCCTGCCGTGTCATTGGTGCGCGGCGAAACATCCTAGCTGACCCATGCTGATCCTCATCCTCAAGAACGGCCAGCGCGTCATCGTCCGTGTTCCCAGGAAGAAGCGGCCGAAGCTGCGGCTGGTGAAGCGCTGATCACCGCCTCAAGGCTGATTCTCGCTGCCAGAATTCCTGCCAGAGTCCGAGAAGTTCGGCGTCGTGTCGGCAGTCGGCAGTAATGCCTGCAAGGCCAACTCCAACCTCGTCTGTGCGTCCTTCGCCCGCGGGAGCTCCAGCATCTGAGGCGGTACTTCCGGCCACCGGGGGCACGTCGCAACGACGGGTAGCGGCGGTAAGCTGGCGCAGGAGGCCAGCGTTACGCTTGCCAGAGCCAGCCAGAGCGGCCGTAGCGTCACGGGTAATCTGCTCAAGGTGCTTCTCCAGATCGGCCTGTACGGCCTCAGAGGACGCCTCAATGGCCTTCCGGCGGCCTTCGGCTTCGTTGTAGGCCTTTTGGGCGGCAATTAGCTGTGGTAGCCACCGATTTCGCTCTGTGGTCATGCCATTCGCATAGCCATGGCGATAGATGAATGTGATCGCCAATGCGAGAACCAATACACCAGCAATCTGCTTCCAGAACCTAAGCAGCCAAATCATGAAAGCGCCCTTTCGTCCGGCCAACCGCGACTAATCCGTGACTTGACCTTGTTATAGTTCAATCCTTTGATCTCGCACCACTCGGACAAAGCGCGTCTTTCACCGCTCAGTAGGATGTACCTGTTTTGCGACGTGTTGCGCTGTTGTTGTTTTCGGCTGGCCCATCTGCAATTGCCGGAATCGTAATCGCCGTCGTTATCTCGTCGGTCAATGGAATGATCCGATGGCCTTGGACCCATGTCGGCAAAGAATTGAACGAAGGATGTTCGCCACTGAGCACAAACACTGATACCTCGACCACCATAGTTTTGATAGCCAGTGGCATTTGGATTATGGCAGCGCGCAATCATTCGCATCCAAGTTCGATATTCTGCCGTCTCTGTCGCATGCACCGCCTGTCCATGCTTGTATTGACGTGCGCGAGCCAGATTGCGCTTAAAGCAGCCACAAGAAGTGGTTTCCCCAGAACGAATCTTCGCCAATTGGGCTGAAGATTTAGTCCCGCAATCACATTGGAAGAAAACCCTTCGTCCCGTGCCTGGCTTCTGCGGGCAATCTCCAATGACAGCCAGCCGTCCAAAGCGCTTTCCGATAGGACATTCAGCTCTAATAGGCATGCAAGATTGTATCAGTACCAATAGGCCACAGGCGTTTTAACAGGGCCAACCAGATCATGAGCTCGGCTCGAGGTGCTTACTATTGGCATAGCCTCGCCAGAAGGTCAGCAAGCCCAAAGCGAGCATCCAGTATTTCAGGTGGGGGCCCGGGATGATGCCATCCACGGCGGCCACGGCGGCAATCGTTCCCTGAGCCAAACCGAGGATCTTGGTCAGGTGCATGGAGAGATAGACCCAGATTGCAGTCAGGATATTCATGTCACTCCGAGCGCCGATCGCGCCTTCAGCCAATGCGACAGCCTGTCGTCAAGACCGTTGTACCCACCGTTGATGAGCTTTGTGATGCTGCCGAATTTGTCTTCGTCGGCCAGCCGATTGAGTCCCTTGCGCTGCCAGAACCACCCCGCCGATCGGCAGGCCCCCGCGGGCGCCTCCAGCAGTTCCGGGTGCTCGATGAGGTTCAGCACCAGCGCAATCCCGCAGGCGGCGTAGTTCGCGCGCCCGGTAACCTGAATGAGTCCGCGCCCCTTGTAGCGTCGGCCGTCGCCAGGCTGGCGATTGCCGAGGTCTTCCCTGCCCTCGTAGGCATCACCGCTGGCAATTTCCAGCGTGTATCGCAACGACGCGGACTCGTGGGCCATCTGTGCAAGAAACGCCGCCTGTCGCGCCGGCGTAGTGACGCCGAATTCATCCATCGCGTCGTTCAGCGGCTGGATGAAGGCGGCGATCCGCTCCGGCTTCGCGTAAGGCATCGCCTCGCGCAGTTGCGTGGTCGAGATCACCTCTCGCCTCTCTGTACCCGCTCAAGCTCTTCGATTCGCTTCAAGTTCGCGCGCGATCGCTCGTTCTGTTCGCCGGCTATTCTCGCATCGCTCGCGCAATGCCGTATCACCATCCATGCGGCGGAAAGCACCGAGACCACCGTACTCACGCAGGCGGCAATGACGCTGACCTCGGTGGTGGTCATGTCAATCGTCGTTGCAATACGCCTGCGCCACGCGGCGGCTCAGGTATCGAAACTGCTCATCGGTCCAATCGGGACACGCGAGAATCTGATCGACTTTCGTACACTGCCCGGGCGAGAGGTGATCGCGCACCTCCGTGCTGGTGAGCATGGTCTGAAAGCTCTGAATGATCACTCCGATGTGCGGCATGGGGAGCTCCTAGTGGTCGGTTGAGTAGAGTCCGGCTTTTGATTCGAGGCGGCCGGTGCGCGCCATGAGGTCGTGCGAGCGCTCCACGGCTACGGTGGAATTGCGCTCAGCGAGTTTAGCCTTTTCAGATGTCGCCTCATTGCGGGCAACGAGATCCGCATAACGTGCCTCGGCCAGATCACGGCTGGAGCTCGAGCGGTCGAGCGCCACCAAGGCGATCACCAGCGCAGCAAGACTCACACACAACGCCACGATGGATACACCGCGATCCGTGAAGACGATGCGCGGAGCACTGACGTGCGAGTTGGGGTGCGCGGTGATCGACTCATCCCTGTCCCGACTTTGGGCATGCGCGTGAGTCGGTGGCTCAAGGTCTGACACTGGCCACTCCCTTGGAGCAGGTAATGCCCTGAAGACAGTTGACGACGGCGAGCTCTCTATCGTGGCGAGAGACGGTCACCAGCAACCACGAACCGAGGCCAATCAGCAGTGCAGTGTTGAGCGCCACGAGTGCCGTCAGGATCTTGGAACCTCCATTCACGCCGCCCACATTGGGGGAGCCCGCATTACGAACGCCGTCACGCACGCCGCGTTGGTAGTTCGTCTCGGCGAAGTCTTCAGGCCCGCGATCGGGAACCATCCCCATCGCCAGCCGGATCTTGCGCAGCAGTTGCCACATCATGCCGTCGCCCTGAAACAGCTTGCGACCGTCCACGGTGACAGTGGTCTCGTGGTAGCTAGGCGTCGCGATGATGGGCTCAGTCTCTGGCCGCTGAAAATCCCATGGCGCTTCCGTCTGCGTCGTCACAACGCCTCCATCTGGCTAACCTGTCCTCTCATCGGATCAATATCCAGTCCACATCAATCGATGTCGATGAACTGTTATTGATCGTAAACCCTCCGGTCCCCTTACCGCTGACCCAGAGTCGACCGACCGGGTCTGCCTGTGCAGTCAGTTCCACGTAGTACGCGGAGTCAGGCTCGGCACTGGCGAAGGTCACTGCAACAGTGGTGCCTGCGGCGAAGGTAGCCTGACCACGTAGATTCTTGCTGGCAGTCGTCGTTGCCGAGATGCCGGTGACACCTTGCATCGTCCCATCGTGACGTACCGCCCATTTCACAGTACCAGCACTGTTGATGATCCGCAGCATCAGGTCAGTGGTGTAGCCGGCGAAGCCTTCCAGAGTAAGCGGAATCTCCCCATTCACAACCGCGCGCATCGTGTGCGCACCCTGCAGTTGGCTCGCGCCATGAAGGCTCGAACCGTTTACGTTGCTGACAAGCGCGATGTTGTTACCGGTGTCGGTGATCAGCGCCTCATTGATGAAACTGCCCGATATCGTGATTGATCCGGCTGTAGACTGGGCTTCCGCATCAACCGTATTGCCTTCGAATCTGGCGCCGTGCAGCGTCATCGACTTGCAGCCGTTCTCGAACTTCGCACCAGTCCCGCAATCCTCGAAATTTCCACCTATCCAAACCGAGCCGCTGCCCTGCGTATTCGTGACCCGCAGACCAATTGAGTTAGCAAAGCTGGCCTTGTCACCAGTCGTGCTACAACTCAGAAAGCAGCAGTTCGTTGTCTTCTCGCTGCCGCTGGTGGCAAATCGGTATCCGACCTCAAAATGCAGCCCTTCAATATCGACGAACAAATTGTTAAAGCTCGCAGCATCGCCGCCGTCGAGATTCAGCAAAATATTAGAGCGACTCGCAGTCGTCGTGCCCTCGGCGTAGATCCGGCGTGCATAGGCCCCGACTGTTTCCACGCACTGGATGACGTGACCGTCCTTATGCGTGCAGATGATCGAGAGATCGGAGATTCCGCAGCCATATTTCCGGACATTCGTTTTGGCCGCGCTCCCAAGGCTGACGCAGAATCCGGTGCCGGCAAAATTCAGCACTGTCGCCCGTTTGCCGGCTCCGCGTACGATCACATACGCGGGGATCGCAAAGTCCTCGACGTCGAAGGAGCCGCGCGGAAGATCGATGGTCCCGCCGTTGAAATTCGTCACGCCTTCCTGCTGGGCTACCGCGATGGCGTTCTCAATGGCCGTGGTATTATCAGCGGCTGAGTTGGTACTGCTCCATCCATGTCGCTGAGCTTTTCCGGGAAGATACGCATAGTTGACCGGCGTCACCCCGGCGGCGATCTCGGCCTGCGTCAGTACGCGCGAGTCGTCGAACTGGAACGATGTGACCCCGTTCACAACCTCAGAGATTCGCTGGCGATGAGCTTCGCTATCCTGGTGGCGAGTTGGGATCGCGGGGAGGCCCATGCTAGGCTGCCTCTCTCAACGCATGGGAGGCGTTATGACAAGAACAATGCTGCTGGTGGTTCTCCTGCTGACTGGCTGCGCTCACGCGACGAAAATGGGACAGCCCGGCCAGTTCCTGGTTGAATGCGATGGATCGGCTGTGCCGCTCGGGAAGTGCTACGCGAAAGCGGCTGAGCTGTGCCCGAAGGGATACGACGTCCTGAATCAGGAGCGCACGAACGGCCCGACGACGGGGGCTTACGCTGGCGGGATTGGCTCCATTGGCGCGATGGAGCACAAGAGCATCGTGGTCCAGTGCAAGACCTGATGTGATTTTCATCGCGATCATCATCGCCGCAGCCTTGACCTGGCTGGCCTTCGCGGTCCATCCCGGGCTAGGCATCCTCGTTGCAGTGCTCGCGTACGGCGCCATCGATGGCCTACGGTCCCGCCATTAGGCCCAGTTGGGGATAGGCCGACAGGGCCCCGATGGTGTCCTGCGGCTGAAAAGCTTTCGGGATAGCGCGCGCCTGACCGCCCTGACTCAGCAGGTATTCGCGTAGTCCCACCCGGGTGAGCGGCAGCATCAAGGGCGCTGCGCTATTCGTGACGCCGGCCGAAATCGCCGAGCCGTATACGTCGAGCGGTGAGATGGACGGGTAGATTTCCTTCGGGACCGCGGCGAACTTCCCGAATCGGGATGCGAACTGGCCGATTGCCTTTTGGTCTCCGACGAGTGGCTTGCCCTTCAGCAGTTCGCGTCCATACACGAGCGCGTTCGTTGTGCCGTCCGCATCCGTCAGCGCCTTTGCGGCGGTATAGGTCTGCGCAATGAGCTGGCGCGACTCGCGATATTTCTGCAGCAAATCCTTTGCGGCATCACCACGCCCGGCGAGATTGCGCTCGATGACATCCTCCACCGCCTTGGCGGCGCCCTTGTACGCACGGCCATCCGAACTCCTGCCGGAGCCGAATGCGTCATCAGCCAGTTGGCGCAGATAGGCAATCGCATCCACACCATCGCCTGCGTCGAATTTCTCTTGCGTCAGCGAGTCGACAAGGTCGTCGATCGGGCCGGCAGGCTTCAATCCCGGGAACGCACGCGCGGCACCCTCGCCCGTCTTGGTGAGGCTCACGAGGTCATCGATGAACTTCGAGTCGGTCGCCATCTCGCCGGCTGCTTTCACGGGCGCATAGCCGGCTTGGTATGCCTCGCCGCGAATCGCCTGGAGCGCACCTTGCGTGATGGGCGCGTCTGGATTCTGCTTGAGCGCGGTTGCGGCCAGCCGCTCGGTCACGGGCTGGTTGCGCATCATTGCCTCCTGCGACAGTTTCGCCTTGCCGGAGATTCCTTCCCACAGCCGATTCATGAAGGTCGGGTTGTTGCTACTCGGCGGGACGACGTAGCCCTTCTTCTGAGCTGCGGCGAGTGAGGCGTCTTTCAGTGCCTGCCCTGGTGGCATGAAGCCAGCCGGCGCCTGCTGAACGCCCGTAGGTGCGGGAATGCGCGACCCGAGAAGTGCGCTGCTGACAAGCTCACTGCCTTTGCCCATGAGCCCTTCCGGTGCCGCGGTAACTGAGTCAAGGGCCTGATTGAACGTTTGAGATGGCAGCGGCATATCGCCCTGTGGCGGAGTCGCGAACGGATTGAAGTCGTTCAGGCGCGGGCCGCGCTTCTCGGCGAAGAGTTGCTTGATCGTATTCATCGTGCCGACGCCCGCATCGGCCGCCATGAGCGGTAAACCTGCAATCGCTTTGGCAACAGGACGCACGGCAGCGCTACCCAACTTGGCAGCCATGGAGGGAACGGGCTTCAGCGGGGCCATGTTCTTCCGGATGGCGGCCGAAATCTGCTCGTCGCTCATTCCGTCAGGGAACTCGACATCGCCAACACCTGGCACATCAACGATCGTCGTCACTCGATCTTCCCCGTGGCTGGGTTGTACTTCTTGCGCACCACGGGTACCGCAGTGCCCTGAGTGCCATCTTGCTTTGCTGCGCGCTCGACATAGCGGTTCTGAATCTCGCGGATCGTCTTGAGAGCGGCCTTCTTGGTGGCACGTGGAACCTTTGGATCACCGATCTGGCCCGCTGCCTGACGGTAGAGCTCTACGTCACGATCAGACTGCGGGCCCTCCATGCGTGGCATCTGCGTCATGAGACCGGCCTGCAGAACCTGTAATTGCGCAATCGCCTGCGCACCGCTGGTGGATTCCCCGAAGAACGCTGCGACTGCATCTTTCGCCGCTCCTGTTGCGCTCCCCGTAGCGATATCGATCAGCGGCTCGGCGATATCGAGCAATCCTTTCGTGCCCACGGCATTGGCGCCCTTCGTCGTAACACCACCGGACACGGCGCCCTCTGCTGTGCCGCGCGTCGCGCCTTCCGACTCTTGCCGCTTCTTCTGGGCAGCAGCGGCCGCTTCGCTTTCCGGCGTTGACAGTGCCTTGGTTGCCGCTCCGCCGCCGGGGGTTCCCGTGATCACGGTGGGCGCCGTGTTCACGTCCTTCACGAACATGTTCGGATTGCGCTTCATCTCCAGATAGCGCTGCTGCTGCTCGGGTGTGAGCCCAGAGTAAAAATCCCACTCCTGCACCGATGACGGACGTGAGCTTTGGCCCCCGGCCGTGACCCAGTCCTGGAAAGATCCCTGGAAACCGTTCTGTCGTGCGTATTCGTACTCGCGCACGCTGTTCGGATCCTGATTCTTCTGCTCCTCGAGGTTTGCGATCTGCGCTTCCTGCAGCTTCTGCTTCTGAATCTGCTCCTGCGCCTGCGCTCGTGCCTGCTGGCTTGCGAGTAGCGCTCGGCCGAACACCTCCGCGCCGGTCTGCTTCACCGGCGAATAACCGCTCCCCGCAAGCATCTGCGCGGCGAAGGTCGAGAGCGCATCGCGGTTGGTCGGATCGGCGTTGTACGCCTGAAAGCGACCGAAGAGACCGTTTCCGGTCGCGGGCGGCGTGCCCATGAGGCCGGGCCCGGGATTCACACCGGATGTCGCGGCGTTTGCGCCGAAGGAGTTCTGCCAGAAGGAGTTGATGGCCATAGCCTATCCGTATCCGCCGAGCAGGCCGCCACCGATAGCCCCGATGGCAGTGCCCCACGGTCCAAAACTGGAGCCGAGCTGGGCGCCACTCACCGCGCCGCCCACCGCCCCAGCTCCGCGATTGCGGTAGATCGGCGTGCTCTGTGTCGAGCCCATGTTGCCGCCGATCCGCTGCAAGTAGCTGTCGAGCGTATTCCCGGGCCGGTTCTGCTCGGTGTCCCAACGGCGAGCCGCGTCCTCCATGTAGCGCCCCGAGAGGTCTTCGACCTGGCCGCCCACGCCCTGAAGTGCGGCGAGGTCGCGATAGTCCGCTTCGGCGAGCGGGGAGACGTACGGGAGCACCCCTTGCTGGCGGTTGCGTTCGGCGTCGAACGCACCGCCATAAATCTGCGTGGCAAGGCCCGTGAGCATGTCCGTGCGCTGAGGAGCGCCGGCCTGCACGTTGCGTCCAGTCCCCGCGTACTGCGCTTCTCCGGCCGCCTGCGTCGCCTGAGCGGCACGGTTGAACGTCGCATCGAGCCACGGATTGCCCTGGTCTAGGTATTTCCCCTGCAGCGTGTCCTGCGCATAGCCTTGGCCGGCTTGCGTGAGGGGCGAGCCTTGAGTAGCGCGCCGCTCAATACCGCCGAGTGCCGCCTCCGTCTGCGGGGCAAAGGGGACAACCGTATTTCCGCCGTACTGCTGCGGGCCCCCTTCAGCGAAGAGGCCGCGCGCGTAGCCGAGTCCCTCTTGCAGGTAGGGGAGCTGATATGACGGCGGCTCGGTCTTGGTGACCTGAGAGCCTGCTTGTGATCCACCGCTCATTGGTACATCCCCAGGCGTGCGATATCGAGTGGATCGAGCATCGGCAGCCCCTGCGCATCGACCCGGCGCGGCATCGGGAAGAGGCCCACATCCCGCGCAGGATTGGGCTGCGCGTTCATGGGCGGTGCGGGAGGCAGTCCTGGAGCGCCTTGCTGACCGCCGGGTGGCCCCGCCATGCGGTAGGCCAGATTCGTCAACGGGCCGTTCGTCGTGGGGTAGGAGTACGGTACAGGACGAGGCTGAAGACCTTGCGGCAAGGAAGCCGGAGCCCCCGGCACCAGGGGCGGCAAGGGGATCGGGGGCGCTTCAGGGGGCGGCGGCGTGGGGATAGCCCATCCATACGGATCGAACATCGTGCGCGCGTTGATCGGCGCCCCGCCCGCCATCTTGCCGGCCGCCGTCGCCCCGGGATTCATGATCGCGCCCACGGTGCCTAGTGCACCGCCCTGTTTGCGCAGGGCCCCGGAGATTGGGTCGGCGATGTTGGAAGTTTTCTTGATGAGCTTGGAGATTTTCTTGAAGATTCCCATCAGTGGATCTCCTGCAGGAGCTTCTCCAGCACCACGGCTTTGCGCGTGTAGCCGGGGAGCTTCTTCTGCCAACCCGCGCGCCCCACGATCTCGATACCGTAGCAGCCGATGGACGCCGCCCAGCGCTCTACCTCCGCGTGACAGCCGATCATCTGCTCGTCATCGAGCGACCCGACGCAGACCCACAGCGAGCACAACTTCCCCTGTGTCGTGGGCACAATGCGCGTTGCAAGCACGCCCACGAAGCACTGCCCGTCGTGATAGCTCCACAACTGACACTCACATTCTTTGGCCTGGCGAATCACATCCTCTGCCGAGACGAGACAGGTTCGAGCGGCGAACTCCTCCAGAAATGGCTGCAACCATGGGCGCACTGCGTCCACGTCCTGCGGCCTCACGGTGAACACACAGGAGACATTGAAGCTCATGGCGATCCCACGCTGGCGCTCATGAAGTAAGACGCCGAATCGAGCACGCTCTGTGTGAGTGCAGAGCGGATTTCCACAAGCCACTCCCCAAGACTGGTCCCGAGTGTCGAGCGGGACAGTGACCAACTGCGCTTGTCATCTGTCCCGCCGCTCATGGAGAGCCAGGTATTCACCAGATCCCCAGATGAAGGGGAAGTCCCGCTCGTCACCGTAAGACGGATTTCATACAGCGCACCGAAGTCGTTGGTTGAGGCAACCAGTCCGCCATTGCCCCAATCGGGCGAACAGATCGTATCCCCGCTGCCCGTGGCTGATGTGCGCAATACCCCGTTCTCGAAGAAGTCGAGCACCGCCGTGGCCGTCCCCGGTGTGCCGCGGAACGCGCCTACAGCACGGCTCTGCAGCACCGGGTGGTGTGCGGTTGAACTCAGGAACTGATGAGCCGCGCGTGTCACGAAAGGCCGACTCCGCTGATGAGCCACGAGGTAGTGGTGATCTTGAGTGCATTCGCAATGCCGTTCTGCGCAAGACTTCGGGTACCGGTCGTCGTCGTTCCAGCAAGCGTCATGGTGTCCGTGGTGATCGCAATCGACACCGAATCGGTTGCCTCGTTCACGAACGTGACCACCGTGCCCACCGGAAATGCCACAGAGGCATTGGCCGGAATGGTGAACGTATCGCCCGCCCCTGCGCCTGTGGGGTGGAAAATCTGCTTGTTCGCATCGGTGAGGACGAGTGTGTAATTGCTCGATTGCGAATTCTGGTTGATGCCCTCGCGGTAATAGCGCGCCACAGCTGCCATGAATTCCCGCATGCAGTCGTTCAGCGAAGCGGGCGCCATGCCTTCCGGCGCACCATCCGGCGCAGCGGAATTATTCGAGGCGGCCGTTATTGACCAAGTGCTTACGTCACTCATGAGAAGCCCGCCGGAGTTCCGATGAAATTCAGACCACGCGCACTATCAAATCCGCCCGCCACGGTCATCTGCACGCTTGCGAACTCCACATCGTCGCGAAAGTCGCAGATCCCCGTGCGAGACGTACGCGAAACCGCCGCCCCGAAGGCAACGCCTGTGTTATCGAGCGTCGAACGCGTCGCAAGCGCAACCGTGACGCTCGTCGGGCTGCCAGTGACGAGCGGCTTCACGCCCTGCACGGTGTAATGCCCGTTTGGGTTCAGTTCCACCTCCCCGGGCTGGAAAACAGCCGTTTTCGAAGCACCGATAAACGTTCCGAGCTTGTAGTCCGTGCCAAAAGCTGCGATGAGCGGCAAGCCGCCCTGCCAGAAGCTTGAGTCCAGCGAGATCGTCCCCAGATCGATGTTCGGCATCGGCGTATTCATCTGATCGAGCGTGTATCCCGTCGATAACGAGTTGAACAGCAGCGTCATGTCATCGGAAATGGGGCCGGCGAAGCGCTGCTCTTCGATGTTGTAGGCGATCAGCCGATTCGGAACACCAGTAGAGAGGTAATTCGGGTAGCTCCAGAAGATGCACTTCGTGATCGGATCGAATGCGACTCTCACGCGCTCCAGATACGTCTGGTTCACGTCCGCCATGAAGGTTCGATTGACCTTCCCACCACCGATCCCCACGACTCGCGTGCCATCGGTCGTGTAGAAGCCATCGCTCGCGATGAAATACACCAGCGGCCCGATTTTGATACTCGCATTCGGGAACCACGCGCCGTGCTTGTCCTCGATGGTGTCGAACGAGAAGACGGTTGGCGGTCCTGAGTACGCCGCGCGCGTAACACCCGAGCGCTGCAGGATGATGCCGAACTGATCGCCGCCGAAACCGCCCGCCACGCCGCCCAGATCCGGGCGATTGAGGAACTGCTCGCCGCTTTGAACGGCCGCAGCTGCCGCGGTATTGGGCGTGGGCCACTCTGTCGGGCGTGAAAACCCGCTCCATTGCACCCGATGGGGAACCGTGCCGTTTGTGGCGTCGTTCGTGTAGCCAAGGAACACAAAGCGTCCGATGGTGAACGCGAATTTTGCTTTGGGCGCCGTACCCGAGGTGTGCAGGTTGGCGAACGTCACTCCACCGAGAGCCGCTTTCTGCGGCAGGTCGATGAAGTTCGTCGCGATGATCGTCGAGTCGAACTGGCAGAAACTCCACCAGCCATCCGCCGCGGTGGAATAGCTTGCGGCGGTAGAGCTCCACGCGGCCCCGTTCTTGCGGCTGAGGAGATTCTCAGTGCCCACGTAGATATCCACTGCGCCACTGGAGTTGAGCGCGGCGAAGGCTCCCTGTGGGCGCTCGGTGAGGGCATCATCGGCGGTCGTAAGCGCGTTGAAGTCCGTGTAACCCCCATCGGCCGGCACCGCATTGGTCGCCAGCACGAGTCCGGGGTTTTCGTGGAACGGCAAGTCCGGCAGCCACGGCCCCAGTTTGATCTTTCCGTCAGGTGGCTTCACGCGCGAGCCTCAAATTGCTTGCGCGGCCTGGCCCGGATCACTACGGGACGAAACAACTCCGGTGATCGCTCGCCAATAGCGTACCGCTGCCGAAGCGCGAAGTATGAAAGAGCCAGTTCTCTTGCCCATTCGGGCAGCGTGAGAGTCCTTCCATCATGGGAGACGGTGAGGTTTTTTCGCAGATTGTTTGCCTGTGTACGCCGCGTCGCCCATTCGCAGTTGCCGGATTCGTAATGGCCGTCGTTATTCAAACGCTCCAGTGTCAACCCTAGCGCTGGCTCGCCCATGTCGGTCAGAAAGTTCTCAAAGATCTGCCAGCGCTCGCAGACGCGAATGCCTCGGCCGCCATAGTTGTGGTAGCCCTTATTCTTCGGATTCCGGCAGCGATCAATCATCGCATTCCATACCCAGAATATCCGTGTGCTAGACATGCCGTGTTGTTGCGCGGCTTTATTGTGACCGTTGATGAATCGCAGCGGCATCCCCTTACGAACTCCACGCGCCGCAACCGTCTTAGTCGCAACGCGTGTTCCCATGCCGCAGCCACATTCACAAAGAGCCATTACGCTAAAATCTCCATGGAAGGGCTACCTGACTGATCTTCGTCCCGCTGCAAGCGTCGATAGCTGTCGAGCGCGTTGTCGTGCATGGTCTTCCACATGCCGATGCGGCCATCATTCTTAATGAAGGCCTCCGCCTGAATGAGCGAGCCGAACAAACACACATCCGATGCATTCACGATCATGTAATGCGCAGAGGCATCCGTGGCGGATGAGCGCAGGTTCGTGGGCTTGCCCCAATACGTACCCTTGATGGTGTAGGTGGAGTCCGGCGCAGGACCAAACACGAAGTTCGACGCGTCACGCGCGATCCAGCGCGGAATGCCTGTATCCCCGCCACGCGGATATGTACCGTAGATCTGGTTGAGCGAGACACGATCCAGTCGCGACGAGGGCGAGCCGTTCACATAGACGTATTTCAGTGCCATGTAATCGGACGGGACCGCGATGACGCTGGAAGCAATCACGCTGCTCAGTGCCACTTCCATCCACCTGCCGAAGTTCTTCGGCTCGCGATAGAAGTCCTCTTCCCAGCTCTGAATGAAATTGGGCACAAACGTCGTGAGGTTGCTGCGCGCGAGGTAGTCCACAACGGCAGTCTGCAGAGTGCTGAGGCTTGTGATCACAGCCACTGCGTGCGCACTCCCATGCGACCTGGGAACGTTCGTAGAAACGCGTACTCGTTCGAGTCGAGTTTCTCACGCACCTTCTTCTGCATGCCCGGATCCGGCGAGAAGATATTCACCCCTTCACGCATCCACTTCTCCGCGACGATGTTCGGGATCTCGGCGAGCTT